ATGGCCCCGAAACTATTACCTCAACCAGAGGAAGTTTCATGGGAGACGGAATGTCTTTCATCCACTTAACACTCATGTTAAGTGCTATTACTAGTACAACGTACAGTAAAACCAGACGTCCGTTAGGACAGTCTGTAGGAGATGATCTATTTCTCCTTAAGACAAGGTTACACCATTGTCTAACCTTTTGCAAATTAGCAGAAGGAATAGGTTGCAAATTTAGCAAACTAAACTCAATCTCTGAGGATAGTCTCACATTCTGTGAGAACTACTGCTGTCTACCGACAGACTTTAATGATGTGAAAGACTTCAAATCATTCACAGACTCCTGTTTTGGAGATCTGTTATTCCTCGATATCATCAAGGGATCAGCTTTAGCCGGACAGGCCAAAGTTAAGGTAGATGGGGCAGACCCATTTATCGGTCATGCTACGCTGCTCGCGAAGCAAGTGAAGTGGCATCCACTTCAAACAGTCGCTTTCAGATCGAAAGTAATACTGTGGGCTCGAAACTATCGAGCCGCCATGAAGCTACAAAGCAACATGGCTTCTCTACCAATAGCCATTGGTGGAGCAGAGTTGGCCGTTGGACCAACTATCTTGTTTAGTGACAAGAAATTCCAGGAAGAAATGCTTCCATGGTACGAAGGAATCCTTCGTCTCGATGAACGTAAGTTCCTCGAATACTACCTCTTGCTTAGAGGTATTTATCAAGCAAACCCAAAGGGTTTTGCTTGGCAGAATGACATCGAAGTCATTCAAGAGATCACAAAAACATGTGATCTAATTCATACAAAAAACATTGATGAAATACTTCCCAAGTGGCTACTTGAGAAGACTGTAAGAGAAAAACTTTCTTACATTGAAAAAGAAATGAACCTCATTTCTTTCCATAACCTAGCTGGACAGCTAGCAAGGCGAGAAGCTTTTCTCACCATGTGGAATCTTGAGAAACAAGATTCCTTTATGACATTCCTAGCTAAGGATGCCAGAAAGAGAGCCAACAAAGTGTGGGCTATCATTAAGAGCAATATTGCTCCAGTTCCATATCCGGAACGACGGATGTCCTCAATGGGACACCTAACCTCTGCTTACCAAGCAAAGACATGGGGACTATATGTCTCCAAGAATGATCCTTCAATTCGAAGGGCATTTGGCGGAATGCCAGATTTGTTTTATTCAACAAATTAAAAAGTAAAGACTTTACTTTTCACAAACAACAACTCGTTATTTGTTAAAACCCCCTAGGCAGCTCGCCGGGCGTTAAAAGCTGCATGCTTTTAAAAAAGGTA